CCATATTTAACAAAAAAGGCTACTCTCTGGTGTGGAGAGTAGTTAAATCTGAAGGTATATAATATCTTAATTCTAATAAAAAATCAACAAAGATTATGTGATTTTGCAAAAATTTATTGATTTTTTTTGATTTTATCTTATAATATGTATGTGGATATAATCCATTTATGCTCATCTACCGTGATGTAGAAGGAGTTTCTGATTACGTCATTTAATTTATTAAATGGCGTTTTTTGTTTTTATATATCGCTATATTCTGCCTTATTATCTTCATATTTTTTAATATAATAGCTCTTTTTATTATAATCAACATAAAAACTTGAAATAATTAAATAATATTCTGTACGTTTCTCTATAACTAATAGAAAATTCTCATTCTCTAAATAAAAATGAATACGATCACTACCTTTATATTTTTCTATCCAAATCAAAATACCAGCACAACTCTCAATATTCACACCACAACACTTGCATCTACCAACATTTTCAATCATTTTCCTTATCCATCTAATTCTTTCGCACCTTTTAAAGTCAGGTTGCCTAAAAGTATTTTTGTCATATTTTCTATGCGTTAAGTGATAGAAACTTTCCTCTCTTTCTTTATACATCGGATGATGCCTAAGTTTAACTGGTTTACCTTTAAGTTGTAATTCGCCATTATTTAGTAAATCCTCCTTATAAATATTATATATCTTTTCAAGATACATTTTATATTGTCCGCCTTCATAAGGCTCTAGTAAATCTGAATAGCATTTAGTCATAAAAATCAGCACTCCAGATAAGATAATTAAATTTAAAGTCCGTATAATAGCTACTTTTCGTTAAAGAATATCCGCTTTTCCCTTTTATTAATTCTATTATTTTTAGTTTGCTTTCGCTATACTTATGCCCCTCTATAAAATTTCTATTTACATACCCAATAGCACCGATTATTATATCGGTTAATTGCATTATTTCTACTTCATTAGAGCGTATTGGTTGTACTTTTGATATCATTTTATGCTGAAAATCACAAAATGTGTTACAGCAAACATCATGTAGTTTGTTTGCTTTTTTATTTGAAAATACATCTTTAATATCTATATAAATATTGTACGTACTCCCTTTCAAAAAAATATTCTTCAACATAGTATAATAAATTTTATAATACCAATCATCATGGGTTTGTGAATATTTTTTATGATTCAGATTAGTTTTATCTGCTATCACTGCTCTAAAATGTAAATCATTATTGCTGAAAAAATATTCAATCAATGCACGATAAACGTTAAAATTACTATTGGATATTTTCACCCATTTAAGTTCACCGTTTTTAGGTAGCCCATATCGTTCTTTTATGCTATAGATATCTTTATTAATTTTTTTTACCATCTTTTTAGGGCAATAAACAGCTCCAATAACCATAACATTACTGTTGTCATGTTCTAAATGACAGCTTTCATCACAATAAACATTATATTCAACCATTTCTTCTCCTCCTTACCTTTTACTGCAAAACAAAATTATTTATTTTGCTTGAAATTATAGAATAATTATACATCACTGTTTATTATAATTCATTTTTTATTATTTGGCATTGTAAATGTAATTTTTTATTTTCATTAAAATGAAAATAATCATCAAAAAAAGTCCCTACCTCTCAGTCAAGAGAAGTAGGGTTATTTCATATATTAGACTTCACGCAGTGGACCAGCATACAACCAGATTTTACGACCTCCGACATTTGCCTGCACTGAATTTGTAGGTTTATCCACCGCAAGCACCTTAAATTTCTTGTCACATTTCCAGTAATCACCTACGCTAAAAACTTGTGACTTTGTTTTCTTACCGTTCTTATCGCATTTGGTAAGTGGTCCCGCCTGAATGGAGTTACCGCCGTTCCCGGTCATCTCCTCGCACCAGATGCTATCCATGTTGGCCAATACCTGGTCTACGCTATGCACTCCTGGAATTGTGAAGTATTCTCCAACATGTAGGATCTGATCAGGCTGTGCTGGTTTCGCAGGCTTGGAAGGTTTCTTATGTTCTGCAGGCTTATTACCTGGCTTCTGCTCTGTGCTATTTGCTTTCAACTGGAAACCTTCTGCAATGCCGTCTACAATGCCCTGTGCGACGGATTCTTTGCTTGCCTGGTATTCGGCCATATCAGCCTTGTTGTCGATAAAGCAGGTCTCTAATAATGCTGAGCTGATGCCTAAACACTTGCATGTATAAATCACCAGCCAGTTTGTCACCTTGACGCCGGAGCCACCACGCTTCACGAAGTGCTTTCCCAAATTGTTCATGATGGACTGTTCTACATCGGTATACTGCTCACTGTCTGTTACAAAGATTTCTGTTCCGTGTCCGGATCCATTAAATGCATTGAAATGTACTTCCAGCACATAATCGTACTTACTGATTTTGAATGTACCGTTCTGTACATCATAGAATGCGCTGCGGTTTACGTTGTACACATCCACAGTTGCATACTTTCTAAGCTTCGGTACAATTAGGTTGACCAGCTCTCTAGTCAAATTTACTTCTTTGTATCCGCAGCCGGAAGCTCCTTGATCGCCTGCACCATGCCCTGCAATAAGCAAAATCTTCATTATTCTTCGTCCTCGCTTTCTTTGTTAATAAGTTTGTCGGCAACAGCTAAGCCGTTGCTCAAAATTTTTGGTACGTTGAATCCAGCTTCAACAAAGTTTTCACAGATGGAACGTGCTTCATTCACAATCAAACTGGCCAGCACGAACCATCCAAGCAGTGTTGTAATCTGCAAGTCTACACCGATTATCTCACCGATTTCGATCAAGCCCGCTGCAACCATAAATGCAAACGTGATCATGATCCAGTATCCAATCTTTTTAAGTACTCCTTGCCAACCCTTTACTGAATTTTCTTTTTTCATGATTCTTGACTTCATCCAACCTGTTACCCAGTCTGCTATATTAAGTGCAAGGAACAACGCAAACAGATACCAGTGTTCTCCGAATATCACGCTGATAACTGCTATAACAGTGCCCACAAATGCGTTGTAGTTGTCTGTGATTGTTTGTGCCATATGTTTCATATACCTCATCTCTTTCCGCCATTCTTGGCAATATGTAGGGCGTTTTACCCTCTTATACTACTTCGTTAATTCTTCGTGACCTATCTCAACCAGAATTTTTTTTCACTCCGGCTTCTAGCGCTTTGGGGACATCAGCAAAATCAAGCTTTCCATCTAAGATACGATATACCAGAAAATTTGCCATTATGCTTTACCTCCTGCCGCCATCAGTATCAAATCTTGAACTGCCTGTGCAGTCACCTCTTGCTTAAGTTTCAATTCTTTTAATTGGCTTTCTGCTGTTTCTTTATATAAAGACAAGAAAGCGACTTCACCATAATCAGCTGCTTTTACAACTTCCCCATCACCGCCATATTCAACTGGCGATACCTCATAATGCAAATCTAATGATACGTAGCTGTCTAAAACCACATATCCATCACAGACAGTTAGTGTTTCACCTGTTGCGGTTTCTACACATAATGTCTCAACATTTTCCTTTTTTGAGAATTCAGAATGAATCTCTTTTAGTGATCTATCAGCAATGAAAGCAAGTTTCACATGATTATCTCCGACATTGAATCCGTCTGTGATCAGCTGATATCTACTGCCATTTTTCAGTTTAATAAATTCCATATCTTAATGCTCCTTTCATTGGATAGTAGACTTGCCCGTCACATAGGTAAGATGCACATTTATTCCTGTATCGCTTGCTAGCTTTTCAAGAGGGGAAAACAAAATAGTTCCATCCTGTTTAATATTTATCTTTGCGATAATTTTTGTACTACCTACGATTTCATAGAAATTTAGATCTACTGTTGGGCGAAAAGCTTCCGGAATCATCGACGGCGTAGCTATCGTAGTCTCTCCGTTCGCTGCCAATTCCTTTTGCATATAACCAGCACACTTTAAATAAACAACTTGCCCACTTCTATACATATTGGCCGGAGGAAGATATACCGAATTAGTTAATTGAACAGTATTTCTGTTTAATTCGGTTTTTATATCATCGAATTTCTTTTTACAATATCCGGCACTAGGTACTTTTGCATTGGACGTTGAATCCGTCGTAACAATATCGCTAGGTGTTAATGCGTCAGGTATTGCATAAGGTAAACTATTCCAAGGTGTTACTCCATCTCCCATTTTCATTTTAACGGTTCCCTTTCCAACACCTGCATTCGGTATTTCATAACCGATTTCGCGTTCTTTCAAAACCATATTTGATTGTTCCCATTGTGCCTTTGTTCCAGCACGTGGTCTTATTGTATAAAATGGCATTTCTCATTCTCCTCTCTTTAAATCGGATATCCACCGTTTACATCAATGTCGTCTTCGCTCGCTTGTGTGAACGGGTCACCGCCGTCCATATCGAATGTTTCAAGTTGCAGTGCTGATATAGCATCATAACATTGTGCCACTGCATTTTTTACATCCTTTTGAGATTCATTAGTTTGGTCTATCAAATCATCTAATTTCTCTTTGCTTTTTTCAAAATAAGGATCAACAGTACTCGTATACCATGATTTCATAGCACTTAATACTTCTCTTTGCCAATATTCTTCCGGTGGAGAAACTGCAGCCTTGATACTGTTGGATGTATCTACTTGTAGAGCTAATATGTTAGATGTAATAACGATTTTATTTTCGTCAATCGCTGCCAAAGACAAATATACATCGCCTTCGTTTTCAAACACCCCATCAGGCAACAAAATGTATGTCCCATCATCCTTTTCCTGTAGAGGGCATACGATCGGCATATCTGATTTCCAACTAGTACAGTAACCAGATACCACCATTCCTTTAAACGGATTTGATTCCGATGCATCCTTGATAAGCTTGATAAAAAGATTAGCTGAATGTTGATAACCTACAAGACTGTTTCCATCAAGCATTATCTCTCTACCAATTTGTTTAATTTGTGTTACTACTATATCCATTTAATCGCCTCCTACCGTTAGATATCATAATTCATATCAATAAACTTACCTTTCGTTTTCATAGTCACACCTAAAATAGAGTTTATACGGATATGATTGTCTTCATTAAGGTTTAAGAATATATCATCCTTGGTTATAGAAATCGATGGTCTTGATAACAAGTCGGTATTGTTGTCGAAAATACCAATTCTTATCAGATCTTCACTCATCGTGATTGCTGTATCTCCATTTTCTCCGAGCGTTATTTGACTGAACATCCCTACTTCATGGCTTAAATGTAAATTGCGACCGATATAAGCATCATAATTTGTTGTAAGATTTCCTTTAAATGTTCCCGATTCCACCGTTACGTTGCGCATTGTCGCATCTGCGCACTTCATGGTGCCATCTTCCATAACTGAGAAGTTATCGCCTATCATGATCCGGATACCTCTTAATGTTCCGGCTGTTATGAAATCAGCATTGAACTTCCCATCGATCGTCCATGCAGAATTATATGGTCCCTGCCATCCATTCTGACTGAAGGCTATACCTCCTAGATTCATCCTAATGCAATACTTCGCATTCTCTTTCGGTAATGCATCCAAAATATAGATCTCATTCTGTGTCTGGTAGATATATCCTTTCTCTGCCCATGCATTTATCAGCTTCGTTGCCATCTCCTGCGCCTGTTGCAGCACTGATCCTTTCAGTTTTTCACCATCGTTGCCAAGAATGGATATTGCATCATTCACCTTTCCTGTTATGGTTTGCGGTTCTGAAGACAATGTGATTTTGTTCTTCTCTGGTGAATCATGATACCTCTGCAGCTTGATCACCTTTTCAATGATCTCAGTGTGCCCGTCAATAATGACGTGTGCAATATCATACAGCCCCATCTTCAGGAAGCTGTACCTATCATCTGTTTCCGCAAGGTCATTGACCGTGACCTCAAAGGATAATACCGGATATGCCTGTTCCTTCAACTTCTTTTTCGCATCAGCAAGTAGGTTCTCCGGAATCGTATATCGTTCATCCTTCCATACAATCCAGATCGGATGCACCTTGCCTGCATATGCATTATCTTCAACGTAGGTCTTCCCTCCATTTATGGATGCAAAATTGACATAGCTGCCATCCTCGTTCTGCTTTCCATATGCGGTGATCCTGGTGGCAAAATCTTTTGAATTGCCTTTCATCGTAACGCTTTCCAGATTCAACTGTGGAGTGATGTAGATTCCTTTATCTACGACCTGTTCAGGGTCTTTCACAAAGATCTGTTTATCAAGTGTTCGGATCTCATATGTAACACTGAATATCTCTTGACATTTGAATAACACTTCATAATCAGACGCATCTTCCATCTCTAGGGTCCTTCGATAATCCCGTATACCTGCGTTTAAGATAGACCAGCCAGACGGTTTGATCGCTTCCAGAATCTCTGATAAGCTCTTAGTCTGGAATTTAGCCATATCCTTCGTGTTGAGATAAGGCTCGTTTTGATGCCAGTCATCCATATCCAGGCTGCAGGTTATCGTGCATGCTGTCTTCCGTTTGTTGATATCTTTGATCAGATAGCGGTTCTCTTCATTTCTGACTGGTGTTTCATTAGCGATATACCGGTACATTTCATCACTGGGCGAAATGTCAAAGCATAAAGTCTGGGTACCATCATATTCATATGCTGTATAGTAATTCTGCCGATTGGTAATCGGTAACCAACCTTCCTTTGTGTAAATTTCAAGCATCTTGTCCCTCCTATACGAAAATCGGTGTATATTTCAATACGACTTTTACAGACGTACTACTCATACTGATATTTTGACCTCCCGGATCCAATGTAGGAAAGCTGTTCTGTTTCAGCGTACAATCCGGATATTTATTCGGCTCTGTATCTGTATAAACTTTTTTCAATTCACCATCGAAATAGACCGTTCTGTTTGCATACAGCTTCCGGATGGTATGCCCGTCAATAGTGAAGGAATCCATAGCTGCCATTGGCGTTATTTCATACACACATTCTGTTTGCCAATTACCTGCGACAACGATATGGTTTTCCGCCTTACTAAGTAACAACTGGCGTCTGCTTCCTTCCTGTATGACGGACAACGGGATCGTCACCCTGTACCAGCCCTGCCAGTATTCGTCTACGGGTTGGCTCAGTTTGGATAGATAGCACCGATATTTGAATCCATCTTCGATGTCGATCATGTTCTCTTCATGGTTCAATAGCTCTGCCAGAAAATCAGATATATCCTTCTTGCTGCGAAACTCAGCTACCAGTTGCATACTCTTCGGCGTCAGCACTCTTTTGCCAAGAACAGGACGCAGGGAGCGTTCAGGCTGAAAGACCTCACGCTCTACTGCATAGGGCTGATATGTGAAGGAATTTACTCTCATATGGAATCGTTCCATCCGCTTGTTGTTTATTCGCATGTCACACCCTCCTATCTAAGCTCTGCAAGCTCAACACCCATTTCAGGTGCAAGCCAATGCGCAACTTCTGCGCCATTATCCAATACGAATCTAAATTCATTAACACCATTACGTACTAGCTGCATGGTCTTTGGAAATGCATTCACGACACTCTGCTGCTGTGTAATCTTGGCATTCGTTTCTAAAGGTACACCGATATCATTCACGCTGGCGTTCACTTGTTTCTGCAATTCCGCATTCATACCGTCTACCTCTTTCAGGATGTCCTTCGTCGATTTCGGCATGGCCATTTCAAAGCCCACAGCAATGCCTGGTGGCAGCCATTTACCGATCATATCTCGCATTAATTTTGATGGCGAACCTATATCGAAGAAATCCAACATACCATTTAGAATTCCATCACAGAATCCGCTGATCTTATCCAGGATCCAATCCTTTACGTTTTTGATTCCTTCCCATAGGCCTTTAACAAGGTTTATACCAATATCCACCATCTTACCAGGCAGTTCCTTTGCTTTCTGGACCACGGACTCCACGAGCTGCTTTGCGGCGTTGATACCAGTGTTCCATAAATTAGAACCCCAGTCCCTTACTTTAGACACTGCATTTGTGAGCCATGTCCAAATCTTTCCTGGCAGAGACCTAAACCAATCGACAACGCTATCAATTGTTTTTGATACCCAATCTCTTGCACTGGTATATATATTGCTTCCCCAGGTCTTGACTTTCTCCCATGCGCTCTTCAACCATTCCCATATCTTTCCTGGTAATGACTTGAACCATTCTACTACCGAGTTTATGAATGCCGGAATATCTTCAGTAACGAAGTTCTTCAGATCGATGCCCCACTGGATGAAATGACCAATGATCTGTCCGACCATATAACCAATGTTATACGGTAATTGATTGAACCAGTCGATCACACTCTGGATCCACGCCGGAATCGTTTCTGTGAAGAAAGCTATGACGCTGTTCCATGCATCTTGAAACCATTGAACGATGCTGTCACACAGCTCCTGCAGGCTTGTCTTGAAATCTTCCCATGCCTGAGGTATCGTCACGGTAAAAAACTCGACAATACTGTCCACTGCACCTGAACACCATTCAACGATGCCGTTCCACAGGTCTATCCAGAACTGCCGGAATTCCTCAGAGGTATTCCAGAAATATACGAAGGCAGCCACTACTGCAGCTATAGCTGCAACGATCAATGTGACAGGGCCACCAGCGGCAGCAACCAATGCACTGCCTAGACCCTTGATACCGCCTTTTGCGCCTATAGCACCTGCAGCAAGTTTAGAGAATGCTCCGCTTCCAGAACCAAGTTTGATAAAAACAGTATTCATCAAACTATTACCATTGCTCATTAGATCAAAGAACCCAGAAATAGACTTGCTCGCTCTGCTCACTGTATTTGTGATCTTCCAAGCAGCGAACGCACTCCCCACGCTGATTACGACCGGTAGCAGCTTCTTGATCAATGAGATCAACTCTGGAAGATGCTCTGCCGCATAATTCAAACCCTTTTCCATGACCTTTCCAACATCGGCGATCATTTCCTTCAAGGTTGGCAGACCGTTACTCTGCAGCACTTCGTCAATCGACTCTATGATTGCTACCATCCCTCGTGTGATAGCAGCCTTCATATTATCAAAAGTTCCCTTCCAGGAAGCGCCTGCCTCTTTGGCAGCACCATCAATGGCCGCAAACTTGTCAGTTCCTTTTTCCATCGCATCCTGCAGGACGTTCAAAAACTCTTCTGATGAGATGCTGCCATCTGATAGTGCTTCACGTACATCAGAGAAGCTCCTGCCAGTCGCATCCGCAAACAGCTGCACTGCAGGGATACCGGCATCCGTCAACCGGTCCAACTGATCTCCCTGAACCTTCCCCTGTGCGACCATCTTTGCGATCGCATCTGTTACATTGGCGTATGTCTCGTTCGTACCATCTCCATAGAATGCAACTGCATCTGCCCAGGTCTTCACCTGCCCTGTTGCCTTGTCCATCGACATACCGGATGTTACGAACTTCTGACAGCTCTGTGCTGCTACATCAAGTCCGTATGCAGTACCTGTTACGGTATCCTTGATCTTGGCCAGTGCCTGTTCTGCAATCTTGGAAGAGCCTGTCATCGTCGTCATGGTCCGTGTGAACTGTTCCATCGTATCAATGCGATCCATCGCACTTCCGATGGATGATTTCATGGCGTTGAAGCCTACAGAGACAGCCTTGGTGATTCCGACTGCACTCAGAAGGCTTTTCAGCTGCGTACCGAAGGATTTCGTTTTCCCCTCCATCGACTTCAGACGTGATTCATAGTCTTTATCATTAAGATCTACCTCAATGATGATGGATCCATCACTGTTTCTTAACAATCCGCATCACCGCCCTTCAGCCCTGACAGGATCTCTGCTTCCAGCTCTTCCTGTGACCTCTCCTGTGTCTTTTCCACCGGCAGTGCATAGAACTTTTTCAGTTCTGTATAACGCTGCTTCTGTTCCTTATCCAGTTTGGAGATATCTGCTGTACGATAGCCTACCACCTGGATGAACTTCGTCTGATCTGTAAGTCCCTCAAATAGACTTTTGAATTCCCACCAGTGCAGCTCTGCGGCAAGCAGATCGATGCCATACTGCTGGCGGAATGCGGCCAGGATGAGGTCCATATCATGGTCAAACCGATATCCGATATCACCTTGCTTGCCAGAGGTTTTCCGTATCGGTTTATCGAGCCTGTAGAAAGAAAAAAGAGCCTGGATCAACTCTTCTGAAATATCATCAGGCATGTTCATGACTCCCCGTATCATGAAATACAATTTGTAATCCATTTCGATCCCTGCGTCGACCATGATATTCTCAAATTTCATCCAAGTACGGAAATCTGTATCTATCGTATAGTCTCTGTTATCTGCTCTTACGGTTCTTGGCAGGTCGTCTCTTGTTAGCCACATTCTTCATACCGTACTTTCCATCCGCATATTCCATCTGCTTTGTGAACCGCTCCATGCTATTGACGATCCCCTGTACTGCCTGAAGCTCCTTTTCTGCGGACTGCTGACGCTTTTTCATCTGCTCTGTCGTAGCAGCTTCCTCCAGACGTTCTTTTAGTGCTTCTGCAAGCTGTAGGATAACATAATAAGGCTTTAAATCATCCTTATGGAAGATCTTACGATATGCACCAGCGCCCAACAGTCCGTCAATAGTATTCCGACAATCATCGATGAAGTTTTCCGTTACAAGTCGGTTCCCGCGATATTTATCCATGAAATCGCTGATCGTCTGATGCAATGTGATATCATCCGCATCCATTTCGAAGTGTAGTCCTGCGATATCTAGTGGGATGATGTTTTCCTGTAATGTGATTTTCATCTGCTATGCCCCCACTCCATCTGTTTTGAAGGTACCGGTTTTATAGTCGTACACGCCTTCTGTGAATGTTCCATCAGCGATATTGTATTTACCATGCAAGCTGTCACCCTTTTGTGCGAACGTTCCTTCCAGTGCGATCTTACCGCCACCCTCACCGGATCCTGGATTGGATGGCTGGATCTCATACTCAGACTTATGTGCTGCAAATTCTCCTGCAGACCCTTCGATCGGCGCCCATGTTTCTACTTCATAGGCCGTAAACATCTCTCCGATCAGCTTTTTCTTACCTACCTCATACACATGCATGACAAAGGCGTTATCCGGAATCAATTCTCCCGAATACGATACTGACGGTGCATATCCTGTCATATTGGAATGCTGGTTCTTTTCATTGATATACTGTCCGTCATCTGTATTCGGTGATGCGTCCTCTGTCCAGTCCGTGATACCGGTTCCGGCAAGGACCGGCTTCTCGATACCATCCCATATAGCATAGTTCAGATTCTCATGTCGATTGACGACAGTGCTTTTTGGTGTAAATGCCATTACTCAAACGCTCCTTTCTTTTCATAAACTAATTTGTAGGCTGCCACGAAGGTAGCCGTCTTTTCTTTTTCTCCAGTATCATCTACCGGTGTTGATGTCATTTCCAGACTGATCGGCTTCGCATCCGTAAGAGTAAGATTCGGAAACCCCTCTCTTGTCTCTCGGGCAAATGTCGCAGCCAAGTCATTCAATGGCTTCGTGATGTCCAGATTATGTCTGGTATCCTTAACAGACGCCTGCATGCTTACCGTAAACGAAAACTCTGCCTTATATCCACCGGTGATATACTGCTGAAGGATCGGGACATCGTTCATACGTTTGAAACAGATTGCCGTTTCTTTGGAGTTTGGGAAATACTCCAGATACCATCCCTTTGTGTTTAGGATCCGGATATTACTGATGTATCCCATGAACAGATCTTCTACGATCTGCCTGACATCCTCCAGTGCTACATTAGCCATGTTTGAACCATCCTTTCGTTAATTTCACCCATTTCCCTTTGTTTTTGCTTTTGGAACGGATATACCATTCAGGGCCAGCAAGCGGATGCGTCTTACCATACTTCAATGCCTTGCTCGTAGTCTCTTTGACTTCTCCAAGTCTTGCCCATGCTCTGCGAGAGTGTATTCCTACCATGACCAGCCCTTTATATAAAAATCTAGCATATGGACCATTCCATACGACCTTATCTTTATAGCGGCTCTGATTTGTGATTGCAGACTGAGAAAGGTTTCCTTCCTGCATTGGCACATATGGTGTCGTATCCTTGATGACCTGACTGATGAGCTTCTTTTTACATTTTGTTAGCTTCATCCGGTCTTTCAGCATACGCTTGTTTCCATCGAACTGGACCTTTACCTTGACACTCATTTCCCTGTTATCTCTACTCTGATCGGCTTCGTACCATCGAGAAATATCTCATTCACACCTGTGATGGTGTATTCATCATCACGGAAATTCAGCGTATCGTTGGTGTTGATAAAGAAGTCTGTTCCATATTGCAGTACACGGTCATTTTCATCATAGGCAGTGTAATCACCAAGCTCTACATACACGATGATCTTGTCATCAGTTGTGATCCCGCGCTTTGACTGCTGCATACCGTAGCTTGGGTCTGCTTTCACATGCAGTATTGTGATGACCTGTTCAGCTGCCACTCCGTTATCATCCTCAGGAAGCTGCTTGAGCAGCTGTACTGTATGCGGTCGGAATCTTCTCGGTAGCACCATCACCAGTTCCACCCCAGTTTGAGCAGACCGTTGCGACGAAGTTCCGCCATGATCACAGACTTAGCAAGCGGAGAAAATGGGATCCCTTTATAGGACTGCCCACCGTTTTCCATCTGAAATGTATAGCCGCTTGACTGTACCTGCTTCAGATCCAGGTCAGATGCACCGTTCACCGCTGCTGCACCGCCATTTTGATCGATATAATCGACTTCAAAGCACAATGCTTTATCAAAGTTCCCATAACCATCTAATGTGTCCTGCAGTTGATCCGTCCTCACGCGGTCATCTATATACATCTTTAAGACTGCTTCAGCTTTTGGAAGCAATGCATTGAACTCCGCTTCCCCGATTGTCCCCTTGTAATCATCTCTATAATACTGATAATCCACTTCAACACCTCCTTAAAGAGAAAGGAGAGGATTCCCTCTCCTACTGGTTCTTGATCAATGCGACATCCTTCGTTACTGCAGTCTTTGCTACAACTACAGTATCGTTGACCGTGATGTGGTCTTTCTTCGTGATCTTCACAGGATAAGTCCCTTCACGCAGGTTGAATTCCACAGTACCATCAGCACCTGTCATCAGTTTAGCGCCGTTCACATCGACGCGTGCTTTCTCTACCAGATTAGCATCTTCACCGCTGCCATCCTTGACAGTGAAAGTCACCTTTTGCGCCGTATACGGCGTTGCAGGCTCCAGGTAAGCGAATGCGCAGCCGGTACGATTCTCATCAAGACGAGTTGCTGCATTCGGCAATGCCCAGCCCATACGGAATACGACACGAAGCGCGATCATGTCCTGCTGTGCAAGGTTATATACGATCTCCTTGGTGACCGGATCCTGAATAACGCCCTGGTCGAGGATCTTTACTGTGATATCCTGACGGATCGCATATACCGCCTGCTTGAAGTCACCGGCTACCAGCTGTGCGATGTTTTTGTCATAGCTGCCATTCGTAGGGAAATACATCGGTGCTCCATCTAATGCATACTGTGTAGAACCCTGCATATCGCTCTTGAAGATCAATGCCCCATCTGTTGCACGAAGTCCACGCAGCTTAGCACGCATGCCTAGCGCAGACAGACAGCCGCTTACCATGTAGCCGTCCTCTTCTACCTTGGAGAATACACCGCCTTCACCCAGCAGCTTGTCATACAGATCCTTGTCACCTGTATCAGCGACATTGTTCCCTGCCTGGCGAGCCAGTGTGATGATATCAGACTGCCATTCAGCCGGACGGTTATATCCGAAGATGGTAGCGGAATCGACACACTGTCCGATTGCCTCATTGACACGTGGTGTGATCTCACCCATGATATCAAATTCTGCATCATCAAGAACTGCTTCCGGAATCGGTACGATAACGGCCAGCTCACCTGCTGTCAGATACACGTTGTCCCATGCCTGACGGGTCGTCTGTTTCATACCGGTATCACCATTCACCCAGTATGCGGTCGGTAAAAAGTCCAGAACACGGATGCGTGTCTGTTTGCTCGTCATGTTCGGCAGCTTACGTGCCATCCCCATGAATACGGACTGCTTCGGTGCGTCCTGAAAAATTGTCGATACGACCTGCTCTCTGATGAGAGCTTCCGCATCCTGTCGGTTTGTAATATTTACTGGCATAACTTACTCCTTTCCAAACAGCGATCTAAACGCTGCGTTTGCCTGATCTTTCTGATCAGCTGTATTCTGATTCGGTCCATCCGATCTTGATACCACAAAAGGCGCTGCTTTTCCAAAATATGATGGATAGCTTTCCTTTGCTGTTTTCACAAGGTTGTCGATATCCTTGATCTCCTGCTTATCGTCCAACTCCAGCTTATCGACACCACCAAGCTTATACAGGACATAATCCTTATCACGGCAGCCTTCAAGCTTGCTGAAGAATTTTTCCTTTTTGGTATTGTCATCCTTTTCCTTCTGCAGACCTTCATATTTTCCTTTGTAGTCATCACGCTCAGATTCGATGGAAGCGAAATCACGTTTCTCCAATTCACTTTTCTCTTTTTCCAGGTCCTTAACTTTTTGATTCTTGACATTATAGTCAGAACGCAAAACATACTCTTTGCCTACTGCTTGCTTCAGCTTCGTCTCTTGTTCTTCTGTAAGGGTGATGCCAAAATCTTTGATCAAATCTAATAGTTCCATTGTTCAATCTCCTTTTTCTCGGGTCGGTTCCCGCATGATCTATGCATTTTAGTCTCTTGCAATCGAGTGTGAACAGTTTAGACGACATGCTCAGGTCAGAGTATATGCGATCCGAAATAGGGCAGCTTCCGTTTCGGTGGATCATTCATATAGCTGAGACGTTCTTCTGTCTTGCGGCCACAAAAAATGCAGGTATCATATTCCCGTATGACCCTGCATCCTTTATCATAATAGATACGCTGCTTCGTGTTATATGCATGTTTACACATTATCTCACCCTCTTCCAGGTATTAAAAAAGCACCCGCTATGAGTGCTAATCTTCATCGTATAATAATTCCGGTAAATCTGTGTCCTCTATTTCTACTTTCTCATATTGAAATCCATGATCACCCTTTACTGGTATAGTGTGTAGTAAAGTCCCGGTCCATACAGCTTCCGGAATACCTTGCGGGAAGGCAGAACATATAGGCTTCATATTTCCCATTTCTTTGAAATGTTTACAATCCATGCAAATTGCACATGTTACACAAGAGACATGATAATCGCTATGCCTTACACCTTTTTTATCTGTCCAAATCATTCCGCATCCTCCTCAAACGAATAAAGCAATCCGTATTTCTTTGCAAGACGGTTCATAACATTATTCTGTACAACTCTATCCATTCTATTTTTATCGTCTTTCCAGTCTGGATATTTATTTTTATATGCCTTAAGATATTTCAAATAGAGCTGCTCATGCTCCTTCTGAAACACCTTGAAATCAGGAAGCTGAGTGATTTTATCATTATTACGAAGAACATAAGAACCTTTATTGATAGCAGCACGCAGTTCTTGTAGCTCCCAATCCTTCAACATATAGATGTCATGTGGAGAGAATGTCGTATTTTGAGGATGATTATGTGTTACTATCGCCCCTTTCATTTTATTCAATTCCTCTATAGTGAATTCAACTTCGTGTTTTTCTCCATCTTTTTTGAAGATGACATTTCCCTTTTGATCGTATGCTATCGCTGATTCAAATTGATTTTTAGATATTGCTGATTCATCTTCCCTTATCTTCATTTTAACACTTTTATCATCAGTTGCATAAAATTCTTTTAGCTTCGTACTCCGCTGCAATCTTACATCCTCGATCATCTCTCTAGCGTAATTCCGCTTCATATCCGGATGTGCTTTCAGGAAGTCTGCCTGACGTTTCTGCCATTCACTGACTTTCCTTGCTTCTCTGGTGTTGTCCACGCCACCAGCCTTATTTACAGCCTGCCTGCGCTTCCATTCACGGATCTTCCTCTCGTTATAACGCTGTTCCTGATCTAGCTCGTACTGCTTTGCGTTGGCTTCCTCATCATAGTGTTCAAAGGATAATTCACCATCGAAATTCGGAAAGAAGTTATGCCGACAATTCCACCCGCATAGTCCAGCACCGGTTCCGTATCCGGTAGCTTCATAAAAATTCTGCAGACCGTCAACTGGTGTTTTCCGCCAGAACAGCATCCCCTGCCATTTCGCATGTTCCGGTCTTGCTCCCATATGGGAAGTCGTTTCCACCAGATTGCAATCCATCTCATCCAGGTTCTGCTCCTGGCATCTGGCCGCGGTCTGATTGACACCTGTCCGCAATGCATTGCGTATGGCACTATCAGCTCTTCTATGTGCGCCGGTTGGATAATCTATCCATCGGATTCCGTTCTTTCCTAGATCGTTGACTGCTGTTTTCACTGCATCTGCGAAGGAAAACGCTCCGGAGGATACAGAAAGATATGCCTGATCCAAAGCGTGCTCAAATGCCATGTTAGCTGCAGATGCCATCGAATTGCAGATGTTACGTATTTCTGTATTCGTAGAGCGGATACCATTCAGAATAGCTTGTGTCAGATCTGGATGCGGAGGTTCTATCCCTGCTGCTTTAGCCATATCATTATCTTTCTGCACAGACCGATAAGAGGAATCGTGTATGATCTCCTTCACTTTCGTATCTGTGATGTTCAGAACTTCCGATATCGCCTGTTCTATCTCGGACATCGAAACACCGAGCTCCTCCAGTTTATGCATCTGATATTCAGCTGTACTGGTCATCATGTAATCATTCTGTGAGATCCTTCTAGCAATGTCTTTCAGCATACGTGTTTCCAGTTCGTCGAAATACTCAGCGATCCCCTCCGGTACATCCCTCAGATATCTAGGATTGAGCATTATTCATCACCGGGAAAGTCGATACCCTGCGATTCTTCAGCAGCCAGTTCAGCTTTCGCCTGCTTTTCCGTCAGCCCCTGCCACTTCACCTTGTATTTCCATTTCGGCATCAGCCCCTCACGTACCTCCTGCATGTCCTGTAGACGTTCCTTCTCAGCATCGACCACGATACTGTCATCCCAATCAAATGATACGTCAAAGCTACCGTAAGGGCACAGATTATAGATACTGCAGTAGAAGTCTATCGCATCGATCAGATCTGTCAAGGCATCCTGTAGTGCCATCTGTGTGTCAGACACCAGAGTATAGGACCTCTGCTTACTGCTTTTGATCTCTTCTGCAGTCTTATCCACATTCTGCGGATCACTGATCGTACCATAAGCAAGGCTGCAGTTAAACTCTATGAGCTTCAGCTGCGCATTGAAGCCTTTGAACAGTGGATCAGAGCGTATGTCCGGACTGAAAGTATCCATCAACGGTTTATCTCTTGCTCCGACATCGAATGTCAATGGGCGATAAAGTCTGTCTTTCCCATGTGGATACAGTTTCTTGCTCTTATCGTTTGGGTCATCCTGCAGCATACTTTCTCCGATGTGGACAGCAGCTTCCTTTGCTTCATACTCCCAGCTAATCTGACTGTAGCGTACGTCTGCTTCACGTATCAGATCGACTGCACGGGAATATACTGAGCATCCAAGTGGACTGTCTGTATCATCAGCGTTGGCCAATGGTACCTTAAAATAACCGAAGGGTACTTTCGCAACACCGGAGAATATCACTTCATATTCCAGCCGCGACCATTCCTGAACACTTTGAACCGGTATCTCCGTCCCAAGCGTTGCATCAGTCGTGCTACGGTATGCGTGATTCGTGATACACAGCTTGTCACCTTTCAATTCATGGTCTTCCAGCCTAGTGAAGATCGACTGGCCTTTCCGCATCTGTTCTGCGAACACGCACCTTGTGATATTTCCCGAGTCGTCAAACGATACAGGAAAGAATGCGTCAGCCTGGATGAATTGGATACTGATCCCCTGTTCTGTCACATACGGTTTGAATACCAGTCCGCCCTTTGCACATCCGTATTCAACGTACCTTCGGATGTCCTTCAGCATCTTTGCATAGGGCTTCTGTAGATACTCCGCTCTAGGACTTCCGGATATCTCTGATTTCAATTCCAGAGTGACCAGCCTTGCAATCTCGGAAGCGATGGCTGCGGGCAGGTTGCAGCTCTTCACATTTCTATTCAACCAGAAGGCTTTGTTTTGGAACATCTTAGACCAAAGCTCTATCTGTGTAGCCATCTTCATAGTTAGAGCCATATCTACCTGCGTTTCTGAAGTCTTGTTCAGTTCTTTTGCAATAAGGCTCATCATCCTTGTGAAATTCATTCCATCACCTCCTACTCATACCGGATGAACTTCTTGATATACCGTTCGATCGTATATTCAAATGCATCCAGGGTATCTATATCGCTGGTCCCATCATCCAGCCGCTCATCCACTGTGATCTCCTTAGGATTCCAGATAGCGGTGCATAATGCAGATACCAGTGTGTCACACATCTCTGGCATATAAGAAAAGCGCATCTGCGCCATCATCCTATTGGTGAGGCGGATACGCTCCGTTATTACTTCTTTCAATGCGTCGTCGATACGCAGCCAGCCGAGTCCGTTCTTTCTAGCTGCACTTTTCAGTCCATTGATCAATGTCTGTTCTGCGCTGTCACAATAGACATGTGTGATATTACCATACATGTTCAGTACCTTCAGGCAGAAGTCAATGAATAGCTGCCCCAGCTTGTCCGGATCGATATCTTTCTTGCTGCAATCATGCCATTCCGAAGCCAGTGGAATGATCTCCTGGTATCCTCTGGTGATGCCGGTCGCAACGAACGCATGACCGGAACCGTTGCCTCCGAAGTCTACGCCGATGATGATCTCCATGAGGTTCTTCGGTTTTTCCTTACGCTTGAACCTGTTTTCACCTGTTTCAGCTTCAGATTGTACGGCATCAGCGAATGCACGGTAGATAAGCCCCTCCGCAATCATACGCTTTCCAAGGATATCACGTTGGTACCAGATGCTGTTCTTATCATACTGTGCCATGATCTCCTGAAAACGTTCTTCTGTTACAGTTACGTTGTCGAATATCGTGAAGTGCTGATAGTTGTAGCCCCCGATCAGCGTCCCTTCTTCATCCTGTTTCGCATATTTGTCGATGTAGTCTGTGTAGATCTTAGCCTTTGGGTTGTCTGGATTGAGGTCCCAGAATATCTTACGCTTGTCAGCAGCCAGCTGCCGGTTGAATGCCTCACGGATCGTATTCTCATGATGCAGGTTGATCTCAGTTGCGATCCACATGCCATATGAGTTTCCACGTATCTTCTTAAAGCTGTCTGCCTTGGCCGCACCGGCAAAGATCACGATACGTTGTCTATATCCTGTTGCGGGTCCTTTGATATACAGACAGTCATTGTCCTTGTATTTCCCCCAGTGCGATTGTCCGCGGTAGATGTATTCCAAGCCGAAGCCATTGGCGTCACCGATATTCAGTTTCGCGTTGGCTACTGTAGAACCAGTGGCCAGATGGATGCGGTCTTTCGTGAAGCGCAGTTCATGAGCGAACGCATATACGTTATCGACAGTCTTACCGGCACGTACAGCACCTTCAGCTACATTGATCGTACACTGAGCACACTTCCGGATGTAGTCGATATGCTTTTGGCCGAATCTATACCGTATCGTTTTTTTCTTTGTTATCTTCGCCATAGATCATATCGTCCGTTTCTTCCAGGTCTTCAATCTCAGCGTTATTACCCGTAAGCTTATCCGTCTGTGCCTGTATCTGTGCAAGCTGTGCTTTCTGTAAGTCTGTAGCTTCGCTATAGTGCTTATCCAGCCACTTTAATGCGAACTCTTTACCAACAAGCTTTATAGTGCAGCCGTCTTTGCCTTGTTTCACCTCTTGGATAAGAGTGCCGTCAATATCACATGATTCTTTTAGGTTTATGACATTCATCATGAATGTGTTTCCGTTTTTATCCTGCGCTTCTTCCTGCCCGAATGATAGATAATCGGTTACATCCGAATAAGCGATGTCGATCATTTTCTGGAAGTAATCTTCTGTGGAATACATGGTCTGTTTGATTTTTGCATCTTTGATTCTTTGTATCTCTTCTTTTATTCTAGCATTCCCTAGCAATCGTGGACCGTTAGCAGCTGCCGTGAAGTAATCGCAACTATAGGCTTTTTGATATGCCTTTGTCGCATTAAACCATCTTACATAATATAAACAAAAAAGGCGCTGTTTCTCGGTCAGTTCTTCATTGTTCAGTGTTTCTATTTCCTCCGGCAGCAACTCTGTTTCAGGCGGCCCTTTGTCTTTATCTGCATCTGCAACCAAAGTTGCAACTTTTTTCTTGTTTGGTTGCAACTTTTCTTTCTTCCATGCTCTGGATGCTAATGACTTTATAGAGGATTCTTTTATACCGGTTATCTCAGATATTTCTCGGTACTTCTTGCCTTGCAGCCATAGCTCTTTTGCCTGCTGCTTGGTTTCTTCATCAATAACCGCCATATGATCTCTCCTTTCATTTCGCTTTATTATAATTCCAATGACTGCTTGTACTGTATCCTACTGTGTTTTCAGTCCGCCTGCGTGCGTTTTCTGCGTCCAGTGCCTTACGCTCTGCCTTGTACCATTCGCACGTCCCGTGGCATCCTGGGTGCCTTTTAGGGCAATCTTTACATACTGTAATCATAAACTACACCTCTATTTCACCAGACATTAGCTTTTCAAGCAGTACGTCTCTCAACTCGGCTAAAAGTATATTTTGCTTGTTGTTAAGATACATAATATGAGCTTTCCAACTGTTGATAATCTGCATAATCAACTCTGATGCAATCTCCTTGTCTTGCTGTTCGATCTTGATTTCGTTTTTATTCTTGCTGACACGTATAAAGTGTTCTTCGTCAACTGCTATTCCTAGATGTTTGACTGATTCATTCCATTCTCGCATCATCTTATTACTTCGTTCTTGCAATTCGTATATATCATACATGCCGATGCCTTTCGCAAGTGATTCATTGATTGTAATTTTGGTTACATTCTTGTCTCTTACATTATTATTTATGTCATTGACAATATCTTTGATATCACGGTGGATTGTTTTATATGCAATGTCTATATATCTGCTTGGCATCAATATGTAATCCAATGATTCGATGTCTTTTATAGATGGGTGACTATAAAATTCTGTAATCGGATCAGCGGCTTTTATGGCATCCAGACATCGCTTGATGTTATTTGGAGTAAAGACATTGAACTCTTTTTTATACACTCTGTTTGTGTGCGAATTACTGCCGTATTGCCCTTTTTGTTCTCTTACTTCCTGTGCGCATTGTTGGCGCATGTCAACCATATGCACTTTGTTGCCTTTTCTCTTTTTGTCCAGGATAACGATACACGTAGGTATGGATGTTGACACAAACATTTTATCTGGCAAGGTAATAACCGTATCTATGATATTACCGTTTACCATCTCTTTTCGGATACCTTGTTCTGGTCCTCCTGCACTTAATACTCCATTTGGCAGTATAAAAGCGCATCGTTCTGCCTTGTTTAATGCGTTTAGCATAAAAGCATAATTCGCGTTGTTTTCTGGCGGTACTCCATACTCCGCAAATCTATTGTCGAATGCCGCGAACATTGGATGCTGCCATTTGATGTTATATGGCGGATTACTGATGCATCCGCTTATGTTACTGTAATCGACATCGAGACGGTCTATTTCTGATACCATCGAAAACCTTTCACCTTTTGTTAATTTATAACAGTGGTATGTCTCGTCAGCTAAAATATCCTTTAACACTACATATCCTTTGATATTCCGCACCGACAAATTAAACAATAGATACGGCATGACATTTTCGTCCAATTCTTCACAGATAAATTCTGTATCCGGATGTTGCGACCAATACTGTATTGTCAACGATCCGCTTCCTGCGCATTGATCATATACTTTGCTGCATTCGCCCAATAACTGGCATAATAAAACACCGATTGTTTTCGGTGTGTAGTCTTGTTTCTTATCTTCTCTGTCTGCCTCGTAGTATTGGTATATCATTTGCAGCCAATCTGTTTTTAAATCACCTACAATATCCACGAATGACTTATGGTATTTGAAATCGTTGTTTATTGAAACATCTATAAGACGATCAGTTAGTTGCTTTGTGTCATTGGCATTAAAAAGCGTTTTGATTTTATTCAATAATTCCGTTAGTTCCATGTCATCATTCCTTTCTGGTAAAATAAAAAGCACGTTTTCTCCTGTATCCCTTATAACGGGCAGTTCTACGTGCTTTGTTTAACAGGCGTTCGGTTAATAGCATACGTCTATGCATCCTTAGCCTCTATAGAGTTATCTGTGCCACATTGTTAAGAGGTGCGATAACTACGTTTTAATTTTAAAGCGCCCTTTTCAGACGCTTTACGCTGGTAAGTCCGCTTAGGATTCCTTACCGCTTTTTCTTTTGGTTATTCCGCCACCAGGGCAACCAATATATCTAACAGGTATTCTCATTAGTATGAGGTCCTTCCCTGTTTTGATATTTTTTTAATTGTGACATACCGCCGTTAAGCCGTACCTACCCACGCATATGCCACTGGCGATTATTTGTACGAACAATCACCTTTAGGAAAGGTTGTTTAGCGATGCGTGCGTACACTTACATCGCAGGCCGTTTTTTTTGAACAAGAAGTATCTTCCTGTTCTTTCCATGCTATCATAATATCACGGAAAACCCTTTACTCAGTAAAGACTTTTATTTTTTCAACTGGCTTAGGACTGCTCTATTCATATCTGAATACATAGTAGGCTTACTTCGATTATGATTATACGCTATATCATCATGCTTTTTGTTTCTATCAATGTAACACTCTGTAATCATGTCGACCACCTCACCGTCAGCAATATTATTCAGCACTTTGTTAACAATCACTGTGTCGTACAGTAATGCAGCTCTCTCCAATAAAAGCTCATCCTTCTTTTCAACCAGATAGTGATCCCATACATGACTTGGGTCACCGGCATTCTCCATGATGACATCCTTCATCACGACTGAGCTTACTCCATACATGTCATTCATTATCTCATCATACTTCAACCGATTCGCTTCTATCTTAGACAAGTTTCTATGATAGTTCCGGCATTTGTTATAAAAGTCCTTGCAGATTTCTTTATCTTTCCGCTTCTCTTTCTTCGATTTCATCAATACACCTCTTCCAGATACTGCTGCAGCTCCTCTGCTGTGTAGAATAACAATAGGAGATTGGCTTCATGCAGAACATAAGCATCATAACCATTCACCCTTACTTTGTCGATTTCCACTTTATACTTTTTGGACAATAATGTCGTATACCTCATTCATTTCCCTCCTGTTCATCGCTCCATACAGGTTCGACATAAACAGCACCACCACATCCATAATGGTCAAGGCAGCATATTTTTATATACAGCACCAACAGCCTAGTCTGAAAGCTATTCGGATTTCTGACTACATAGCTTTTTGATATTTGATTTTCGTTATCGTCCTCCGCATAAATACGATATTTAATCACCATCATCACTCCAGTCTAACGATTGCCCACACTTATGACAGAAATTCAAACTATTCACGTTACACTTATTGGCAATGACTGTCTTACATTTCGGGCAGTATGTATGACCTGCTGCGTGCTTAGCAGGTTTGATTCCTGATGCACGTTCAACTAATGATTCCAGTGTCTCCAATCGCTTGATATTCTCTTTGCAATTTTTTTCTATTTCACATGCTGGCTCATATTTCAGTACGCTCCATAATTCGCCATATGCTTTCTGATAATCATTCATTCAGACTGTCCTCCAACTGCTTCCTGATAGATTCTATCTCTTTCTTGATGTATGCCGGTTCCTGATCATTCCAATTCAGCATATCGAGCATGTCATGTCGAATCGTGATAGCATACCCTGGACCATAACCATAGCTGAACCAGAAATTGATTTCTTTGTAAGGTGTCTTTTTGTACGCTCTCAGCTCACCACTCTGGTTTCTCGCAGCATAGCGATAGCCTGCAGCGTATAATTCTTCTAAATCACTTAACTTCGCTTGTAGAGCTTTACGCTCCTGCTCGCTCATTTTCTTTTTCATTCTTCGCCTTCTTTCGATTCAATGGACACCAGTGTGGTGCCCGTGTAATGATGGGTTTATCTGGATGCCCGTAACATACGAAATCATTGACTGCATATTTGCGTGCACTCATATGGTCACAATAATACATCATGCGTCCTTTATGCTCACCGTGGATTTTAAAGTATTTGCAGTTAATGCACTTCTTCATACATATTTCCTCGCCGTGACGCTTCCAGGAACTCTATGAGAGCTTCTTTTATAACTTCTGAAGATGTTTCCTCCAGTTTACTTATTTCAGCCGTAGAGGGCTTCTTTAACACCTCATACACTTCCCATTGATTCATGGTCTTACCTCACTAATGACCTGATTATTCTTATTGTAGGTGATAGGGATATAGCCTGTTGGCCCACTTCGGTTCTTTTCCAACACTAGAGAATAACCGTCATCATCCTGCCATACAAACAGAATCTTGCTCGCGCTCTGTTCGATTTCTCCACTATCCCGCAGCATTGACAGTTTTGGTTTTCCTGATGTTTTAGTGGCATCACGGTTCAGCTGACATAATCCTATGATCGTACAGTTATAATCTAAGCTGATCTTGCGTAGCTCCTTTGCAATTTCTGTCATACGTTCATATGAGTTTCTTGCTCGAGAACCAATAAGCCCAATGTGATCAATAATTACAATGATATGCCTTTTCCCATCATGACTGGCGACCATCGACCGGATAGAATCTATAGACTGGCTCTTGTCAACAACCTCGATAGAACGCTGTGCTATTGAATTGACAGCTCTATTCACATCATTTACCTCTATCTCTGACATTCTTTTGTATGATGCTATGTAGTTTTGGTCAAGTCCGCAGTTAATGGATATCAGCCTCTGATGGAGCTCTTGCGGGACCATTTCCAGATTGAAATACAGGCAATCATATCTCCATGACAGATCATTCAACAGGTTCAATGCAAATCCGGATTTACCTGAACCAGTCGCACCTGCGATAACCATAAAATCATTTTCTTTCAGCCTCAATAAAGAGCCCAACTGCTGATATTTCTTGAAGTAGATGCTTTTCTTATCATCTCTGCATGATTCTAAAAGCTTCTCTGAATCCAGTTTGTAAGACTCTGCAGTATCTAATGTGCATACTTTCTGATATACTGCGTTGTATTCGTCCAAGCTGATACTGTGTTCTTTCAGTTTATCTGATATCTCAACTATTTTACGCTCCTTGAATTTATCAATCACAACACGCTGTATACGCTTGAAATTTTTTATATCTCCTGAATAAGGGATGTCTGAGCACCTTGCATAAAGGTCGATATCAAATCCTGGATAATCGAGCAATGCTTCAATCGTTATGAAGCCGTTTTTCTTGTAGTAATCAAGCATAGCCTTGAAAATATTTTGATATGGTCCTACGAAATGTTCCGGTTCTAAAATAGAAACTGCAAATAACTCATTGTAGACGGAAAGCATACCGATTGCAGTTGCTTGCGCTTCAATCATTGAACTGGTGTTCATAACATTTCCTCCAATCAACCGTTATTAGATTGCATGGAAGCGGAGGTTTCTCATTCTCCGCAATCCACGCATTTAATTTCTTCATGACTTTCTTGTAGTCCTGATCATGCATAATACTATACCAAGCCTTACAGACTTCTTTAAGGTTTCTACCATACATGAAATTAGGATAAATATTCAGAATCGTATTTATGACCTGTGTCATCTCTTCTTTCGTCATTACCAATCACCTGCCTTTATTTCTCTTGATGAAGATGTGTTATACTCATCAACCTCATCATTCCATCGCTCTCCATTCAGCCATGTAGTAGGATAAGGGATATACTGACCATTATTTTTTAACCAGTCAGCTGATGTGACCTGTCTTTCTAACCCATCCATGATGGACTTATAGATCTGTTCGTTTTTACATACACTGAGGAATTTTATATGAGACTTTTTCTTGTCTCTTTTCTTAGGATACGCTTTCCAAAATTCATTGAATGCATTTTCTCTATCGAATGCATTTTCCAACATCACACCACTATTTTGAGTATCGCAATCAGACGCACTTTGCGCAATTTGCGCATAAGTATTTAAAGTATTATATTCTTTTATATTATTCGTTGTTGCCCTTTTGTGTGCCCTCATCATTGATTCTGGTGTGTCCTCATGTGTGCCCTTCATACATTCAGATGCATTCATTTTATTGATAAACAAGGGGTTTTCATCACATCCGAGGTGTGCCTCATACTGTGCCCTATTTTCATTCCGAGGCGTGCCTTTTTGTGTGCCCTGTTTTTCGTCGCAATTTTGGTATTTATCATAGTTCAATACGACGATAATGCTGTTCATTTTTGCCGGTTTATAGATGATAGCTTCTGCCTTTTCCAAGCGTGATAACCCACCTCTTACCTGTTTATCCGTGAGTCCTGTTTCATGTGACAATCTGCGAATCGATGTTAAAAATGTGCCACGTTTTATCAGTGTGCCATGACTCTCTTTATCCCTCCAATTCGCCTTTATAAGGCAGTGGATGAACAATACTTTTGCCGACACATCTGTATACCATTCACATCGTCCAAATTTACGGAACAGGTATACATAGGATCCGTTTTCCATAATGCATCACCTTTTCAAAAGGAGTTTTCTATCGACTAGATTTTTAAACTCTTTGATTTGAATTTCTCCTGTATCCATGACAGTGATTAGACCAGCTTCTGACAACAATTTGATAGATTTTTTTACAATATGCAACCGAGTGCTTGTAATTTCTGCTAATTTCTTCTCATCATACGGTATTAGTGAGTCACCAATATAACGGACAAGCACCCCTTGATTTCGTAATGATTTTAGACATAATTTGAGATAAAACAGGCAGCATTCTTTTCCATCTTTTTGCTCTTCTATCCATGAAATAGCATCATCTTGAAAGAAGTCTTCCTTTAATTTTATCCAGTAGTATCGTTTTGTTTCTGCCATCTATTACTCCTGTGAAAGCGCGTATTTAATATGCTTTTCTTCTGCTTGCATTTCTGCCAGATGGTGAACCAGAGTGTTTATGTTCTCTTCCATCTTCGTAGCTATCTCTACCGTTTTCGCATACATATCCTCACGGCCGTATAAATCAGCCATGAAGTCTGTAGCAAAGTCGATATGAATATCCTTGCCTGCTTTAATGCTGTATCCCTGTTCGTATTTTGTAACATCGTCAAATAATTCCACGCCGATACGCACAGTGTTATTGCTGTAGTCTAAATTAAGCTTCATTTCTCTTTCCCTCCCTGATGATGTCGTTTCTTTCATCTGATTCAAATTCCGCTTCCTCACCGTTTGTGAACCAGTTTACGTTATGATCGGATATTTCTATCCAGTGCATCTTAACGCCTTGCTGTGAGTCTGTTTCGGGCCATCCTGGACGTATTTCATACCGTACCATCATTTGTTCATTGGTAATCGCCAACACGACGCATTCCAAAGGAAGCCACATGCTCCCGTTATAATACAGAAAGTAAATCGGCGTTTCGCAGCTCATGATATCCAGTATGAACTCTGAACCGTCTTTAGCTATGCTTTCACTTACTCTATACATAAGAATGCCTCCTTAAATGCTGAAAACTCTGCTTCCGGTGCTAACAATTCTGCAATTCTTTCTAGTGTCGCATCATCCAACCTTCTACAGTAGCGTTCTACCATCCAATAGGTAAATACATTCACTCCCACTTTATGCGCTGTATCGCGCAGGGAAAGCCCCTGAATGAGTCGTTTTCTTTTTAAAATCGGATATGTGTTCTTTCGCTCAACATCTGAAACATTTTCAATATTAAGTATCAGACAGATTTGTGTGATGACACCGATTGCAAATTCACTAGTATTATCTTCCAGCGCTTTATACTGCTTCCTGGTAATGCCTAATAATTTAGCCATTGATTTTCTAGAGATACCGAACTCTTTTCTTCTCTGCTTGATTGTCATACCTACCAGCCTTTCTTCAACATCTGTAATGATGTGTCATACAATTCTTCTAAATCGCTATCGGATAATTCGAGCATCATTTTATTGATGTAATTGATTCGGTCTTCTCTGGTAGCAGGCTTGTAATCCTTGCTCTTACGATACTTTTCATTCAATGCGTTTATCTGCTCGTTCGTCATGCCTGATAGCTCCCTTCATTTTCCGGAATCCCCATAGCTTTTCCATAACCCAAGTAAAAGGCAAGGTCAAATATATCCGTCGGATCCATTGCACCATCTATAATTTCTAGTGCTTCATCCAGCGTGCAATCATTTTCGGGTAAGATATGAGCCTTAACTTTATCCGCATATTTGCGCAAGCCATTGTTGAGGTTCTCTACCTTTGCATCGTCAGATAAGTTTGTAGATGCTTCTGATTCAATCAGTTTACAGATAGCACAAGCAAAACCATCCTCTCTTGCTGCTCTAACATCGTCAGCAAGGCGATATACAAGTTCGTCATTCTGCTCTCGTGTTAAAGGTAGATTTCTAATAAATTCACTCGTCGCTTTGAACTGCTGCTTGATTTTCTCATTGTATTCTGGAAGTTCAATAATGACATCATCAATATTTTGCATTGGGCACCTCCATAATCAACTCTTGATATTTGTTTCTTAGACGATCAAGCGCATCGCGCTGGATATTCAAAACTGAATAAAGGGCTTCGTCAATAGTTTCCTCGTTATTGTATAAATAGCCTTTGATGCCATCCTTCACTACCATTAAAAGCGATATGGACATTTTCAAAGTAATGATTTCATCCTCTAAGTCAAGTATTTCAATTTTCTTCATGATCGCAGCTCCTTAGGAGTCACCTGAACAAAATAATCATCCGGGTCTTCTCCATTTTTTCGTAATTCTTCTCTTGAATCCTCAATTCTCGCGATTAGTTCATCCTGTGTTTCCCCGGTGATTTCCATCATGTCCTGCAGGCTGAAATATTCATGTTCACCAGTTACATTGGAAAACGCCATTCTTAAACCGTTGTAAATCATTGTGTAAGAGAATCCGTGTTTCTCGCCATCTTTGATAAGCCCACTAATTTTCAAACGAGTATAGCCATACTTACCGTACTTGGAAAGCAACTTATTCAGTACATCATTTCTGGTCATGAGAGTACCTCCTCACACAATTTATGTGTTCTTGTTATGACGGGTTCACAATCAAAAATGACTGATTCCATATCAGATTTAACCTTGCGATATTTTGCGTATGTCACAATTCTGCCATCCTGATATGCAAGCGACATGTTTGCATACATCGTCCGCCCGTATCCCTTCATATATGACCTGGCAACTTGGTATCCAGCTTTTGCATACTCCCAAATCTGATAAAACATTTCATCAAGTTCCTTCATCCACATACGGTGACGAGGCCGCTTATCAAGAACTGAAAGGCGTGGAGAACAGACATAGTCATAATTACTAAAGATGTAATTACCAAGTTTCATAAGTTCAAAACTTGTTAATCCATCATTCCCCAATAAAACTTCTTTCATAATCTCTGATGATACACCAGCTCCATGAGCCAAAGCATCAATGCACCACCATCCATCCTTATGTTCTGCCATGAGGTTCGGATATTTACATGCGCTCATTCTTCCACCTCCTCGAAAAGTGGATTCTCATGTCTAATCAGACACTTTGTATAATAGGCGATGCAGTATACACATGCTGAAATGCTTATGATATCGGTTAAAATACGCATATTTATATTCATTTTCCATTTCCTCCTTGAATATCCAGGAGGTCCCTTGGTATAATATACTCGTGATAGAGTATGGAGGGACCTCCTCCGGATGTTTGGTGATTGCCGTCATTGAACATCCTTTTTCTTTTTACCCTGATGAAAATAATCTTTTACGATTGCTACTGGCAGCACACCTCTTCGGGGCAACCGGTTCTCATCAATCTCATAGATTTCCTTCATTCGTCGCATATGACGATAGGCCTGTGCTTCGCTGATTTCATAAAGCTCTCTGATATCTTTATTGCTATAAAAGAGTTTTTCCATATGCTCATTCTTTAAAATAAACTTTCTTGTTCAAATGCCAGCTGATCAAAGTTATCAGATAGCTTTATACCGAACTGCAAAGATACCTTCTTAAACTCAGTGGCTATTTCTTTTGGTGACTTCCCTAAGTCTTTCATCACTGTTCTTTGAATCCTCTGATAGCTGGCCAACGCTTCTAATGGAATATCTTTGAAATCCGGAACATGTATTCCGGGCATCGCATAATAGCCGTTTGCTCTTACGCTTGGGACTATTTCATCAAATATCCAACTTGCATACTTTTTAGCCTTGATCTGAATTTCTTTGTTTCTACTTTGCTTAGATGCTGATACAATCAGGCGATGTACATTTCCCTCTGTAATAAATTTCGCTTCCTGCTTTCTGCCTAATGAATCTGTGAGGGAACAAGTTGTTACCCCATCTTCTTCACAATGATCTGTAACAGCCTTTTTAGGATTTGAATATCCTAACGCCTTAGCAACATCACTTCCGCAAAAATAAGGCTTACCATCAATAATTGTTGTTCGTACTTCGCCGAACTCGTCGTTTTTAAAAATTTGTAATTCTGCCATTTCTAGGCCTCCTTTCTATGTATTGAATTCACCACATAATTTGTTGACAAAGTAAATCTGTCCTTTTCCGGTAATCTTTGTTGTTTTAGTGATTCTCACACTGCCATCCGGATTGTTGACTGTCCGCTCTTTAATTTCCATGAGGCCTAAATCCATAGACTTCTGTGTTGGCATGTTGTAATTCTCACCTTTTGAGCAAAGATATCCTTCCTCTCTCATCCAAGCGAATAATCTATTCTGTCCCATGTCACGACCATTCTGCTTTATGAGCTTAGCTAATTGTCCAATCAAAATACTATCGTCACTTGTTTTAACAGCACTTGCGAACAATGCCAGAGGTTTCATTTCTTTGTTTTCTGTTCTCAATGTCTGTAGTTCTCTTTGTGACATTTGCAGAGCTCTTGCCATAACTTTCTGTGGACTGTTCCAATCGTCTTCAATTTGGATGAAATACTGTCTTGCCAGCTTACCTTTTTCGTTACGCTGAATCATAGCGATTTCTTTCGCCATTTCGATAGTAATCTGATAATCAGTAGCCGGTCGACCTCCTGTACTTTCTTCCAAAAATGGAACAAAGTCTTTTGCTTCCTCAAATCCATATTCGCACATACGTCTGAACCATGTTGTGAAATTACTTTCAATCTCCAAGAATCCATGTAAATCTCTTGCCAGTACCGTTATACGGTCGTTGTCGTGTTGTACTTTGATTAGTTCTTCCATTCAATACCTCCTATGCTTCGCATTTCTCTTCTTTTGTTAAAATCTCATCGTCACACGTTATGCAAACTTCTTTTTTCCAAAAATCTTCATACAGCTTCGAAAATGCTTTAGCCGCAGCTATTCCATCCAAAAATAATTCCTCTGTTATTCCTATCTCCTTGAATAACGGAGTTCTGCATAATTTAGCTGCTGCAGCTTCGTTCACTTTCAGATATCTTCTGAAATCGTCCATCACTTCCTTAACGTTTTCTGTACTGATGCTTGGGGTGTATAGCATTTCACATACCTCCTATTTGAAAATATCTTTGAGTTCAAAATCCTCATACTCATCATTATCCATTTCCTTTAAATGGACCTTTACCGTAGGATGGAGCTGTTTGAAATATTTGTTATAAATAACACTCATTTCATTGAGCATATTACTAGCGGCCCGAAACTCTTCATCTGTGAAATTGCAGAATAGCTTCTGAATTTTATTTCGATCATCGCTATCGAAGAAGTTATATACCTCACCTCTATAACGGTAATCATTCTTCCTTTCTCTGTATCTAGGCAAATCTCTTGTAAGCTCCTTCGCCATTTTTATGAACAACTCCCAAACACCAGTAGTTGATCTGTCATATTCAAACCTACCATTGAGATAATCAGCGTACACTCCAGTGATAGGTGCATCAACGATTGTTCTACGTATTGAAGTTTTATTGAGCTGCTTATCGTCATAATTGTCTATCTGTCGCTGCAACGCTTCGATTTGCTGCTTCATGTTTTCATATTCTTCTCTTGTGATTTCCATTTTCTCACTTCCTTTCCTGCAGTTATTGCCGTTATGCAACATCCCTCTTTAATTTGTGTTTGATCATCCACTTTTCAAGCTTTGCTGTTTCAATTAGCCATTTACCTCTCGGTGATGTCCTTCTAGCTGGAAAGTCTTTTATATGAACCCAATCGTTTAAAACTTCTCTGCTGTACCCTAAGTTGACTAATTCAGTGATTGACATAAGCGGCTTATTATACTCCATGTTTCTGTACCTCCTAAAGTAAATCCTTGATGTCAACTTCAAAGTATTTGGCTAAGATTTCAAGCTTATCAGCTTTTGGTTTACACCGCCCAGTTTTCCAACTACTAATGGTAGCTTGGCCAATACCGGTTTCTTTTGAGAGCTGATAAGCGGATATTTTTTTTTGTTTCATCAGCTTCTCTATTTTTTTATACAAAATCACACCTCCTCTCTTGCATTACTCAACAAATGTGATATACTAATGTTGAAAAAGTAAAAAATAGTATATATTTCCGTGGCAGGATTTCAAATACTATGCATTTGTTGAATACACCTGTAGTATACTATTCGTTTTGGTGTATGTCAATGCTTTTTACTATGAATTTGTTGAATACACTAAAAAGGAGATTTATTATGTATGAAAGATATGAAAAAATCCTAGCTGAAAAAGGATTAACTTCTTATCAAGTGTCCAAGGCTACAGGAGTATCTCAAGCTGTATTAAGCAGTTGGAAGGTTAAAAGGAGTAAGCCGAAATTTATCAGTTTAAAAAAAATTGCCGATTTTTTAGGAGTATCTATTGAGTATTTAATGGGAGAATCCGATGAAAAAATAGAAAAACCAGAAAAAAAAGATCATATGGTACAAATGCCTTTATACTCGCAAATATGTTGTGGGAACGGTGGATTTGTTGATGATGATATTATTGATTATATTTCTTTGCCCGATACCATCCTGAACCCGCATAAAGAATACTTTGCACAGTACGCTAAAGGTGACAGTATGGATGGCGCTAATATACATGATGGTGATTTGCTAATATTTGAGAAAACTAATTTATTAGAAAATAGCCAAATAGGGTGCTTTTGCGTTGATAATAATGATGCTATGTGCAAAAAATTTTACAAGACAGGCTCTGGAATCATCATGTTGCAGCCCGCCAACGATAAATACGATCCAATAGCTGTAACTGTAGAAAACCAATGTTTTCGGATACTCGGTAAATTAGCTATCGTTATAAACAAAAGGTGAAAGCATCAATAAATGTTTACATTAAAGCTATGGAGGAACGGATATGAATATACTTGAAAAACTAGTCAAAGCAAAAAGAATGCCTGTTTTGTTCATAGGTTCTGGCATACCTAAACGATACTTATATAAATTTCCAAGCTGGGATGAATTGCTACAAGGCTCATTCAAAGTAATCAATAAAGACCCTTTCTATTATTCTATGAATAAAGATGAACTACAAAGGCAAGGGAAAAGTGATTTTGAGATTTACAAAGCATTAGGGACTAGAATTGAAAATGAGTTCAATCGTGCATTTTTTGAAAGAAGAGTGAAAATAGGAACCTCAAAAAATCCCAGTTGGGTAAAAAGGGGGACATCACCTTATAAAATGTACATCAAGTATAGATTCAAAAACATGAAAATGA